AATTTTCTTATACTGTATTTCGATTCAATCCTTACAATCTCTTGATTCTGTGCCGTAAGGGTTGGGCAGATGTTTCCTTTATCCTGCACTCTCCCTCTTCTTGTTGTGCTTTCAGGGTAGCTTGCATCAAAGCAGCCGCCTATTTCACACTCGATCGAACCTTCTTTTGTGGCTTGCTTGATCAGAACAAGATTGTCTTTCTGTACACTCGTCAGGCAATTACTGATTCCCTGCATATTTGGTTCAAGCCGCTGTTCCGTTGGACTTCCGGCTGCTCTGTCTGATGGGTTATCAGGATTTCTGCCACGTATGGCAACTATTATTTTGGGCTCTCTGCCACCTCCCTGCATTGTACTCAATGTTGGACTGCACCCCCCTACATCATAGATTCTGCCTGTCTGTGGATTGCTAAAATTTTTTTCTTCTGCAATATTTCCTATCTGCTTTACTTCTGCCATAACAACTCCAAGATCATGTTTTTCAGCTTTTATGCACCTCGATATTCCTCCCTTGAGAATGCCATTTTGAAACTTTTCTGAAACTTCTGTATAAATGCTTCCTAATATTTCCATTCGATTACTCCATTGCTGTCCGTAATTATCTAATCCCTTGTAATCTCTTGCTTTTAATGCTCTCGCAACATCAATGCGTTTTTCCGCTTTCTCTCCGCAATCTGTCAATAACCACGTTTCCATCTGAACGGAGGTTGCTGATTCCGCAGTCATATCTTGCCTTGATGCAGTTTGCAACTTCTCGTTTTTTCGGTTCTTTAATCGTTCCGTCAACGCAGACCTGTTCTGTTCTGTTCTGTTCTGTTCTGTTCTGTTCTGTTCTTAGCATTGTATTTTGCAAAGTACCATTGTCAATGAGTGTCCTTATCAGCTTTTGAGTTTTTTCATTGTCAATATAATATTTTTCATCTACACTATCCTCCAGGTAATCCTTGAGTCTTTTTTCAAGCGGTGTCGGTTTTGGAAATTTATAATTAAACTCTCCAAGAAACGAGAACATAAAGCATCTGTTCCTGTTTTGTGCAACGCCGTAGTTCTTCGCGTTCAGGTCCTGCCAGTAACTCACATATCCAAGACCTGTCAGAAAATCTATCCAGTTCTGGAAGTCCGTTTTATTGGCATCCGCATGTACTTGTGGCACATTTTCCATAAAGAGAATCTGCGGCAGTTCTCCTCCACTCTCCTTTATCTCACGCAGGATTCTTTCTACCTCCCACAGTAGACCGGACCTTGTGCCGCTCCCCTTTTTCATTCCCGCCTGTTTTCCGGCAACTGACAGATCGGTGCACGGAAACGAATATGTCATAAAATAGCAGTATTTTTCAGTATCACAGATATTCAGATCAGATGCGTGAACTTTTGTAATATCCATTGTTTGAAAATCAGTACCATGTACCGCGTTGTAACTAGCAATCGCATACTTGTCGAACTCCACTACGCGATAATGCTCAAATTTAGCACCTATATCCCGCAATGCCATAGCCTGTGAACCATACCCGGCAAAAAGTTCGATCAACCGAATATGTTTTGTGATACTTATTGGCTTTCTGATCAGATCAAATATATCGATCTGGTCTTCACACTCATAATTAAATTTATCTAAATCACTCATTTTTCCGTGTTCCGGCTCCTTTCCACTAATCTACAAAAACTCTTCCAGCTCAAGCTGGTATCCGTTTTCCTGTCCATGAACTTCGATGTTTAACTTATCAAGCTCTAGCTCTTTCATGCCAACATCGACATTTACACTCAATTCCTTTGCACTGTCATAAAAAACGGAGAATCCTCTACATGCTTTGCTCAAGTTCCAGGAGGACACTTCTCTGTCAAGAACCGGCTGATACTTTTTAGGGATTTTATTTAATTTCAGCGTATAATAATCTCTCATCGACTCCATATCGTGAGTGTTAATCTCCGTATTATCGACCGTGACATACTTTTTAACGTCCTCCGGATCATCGTCGATCTGCTTGCATTTAAACAGATCCGGATCTGAATTATAATACTCTGCACCGCAACCGAATCTGTATATGTGCTTCAGCTTTCCGTTTTCCCGGATATCAATGTTAATGTCCATAATCATCGGATTCCCTGCGGCCAACTCTCTAATCGTCATCCTCCGCACTCCTTCCTCTGCTCTCCTACTTCTCTTCCTTCTTGCTCGTAACGATCAGCTTCTTGCCGCCCGTTTTTACCCACTGCACCTTACGGAACTTGGAGCAGACTTTTTCCCATTCTGCTACGTTTTCTGCTCCGCCAAAAATGTTATACAGTTTACTCTTTCCGTCTTTTGCCATATTTGCCATTTTTAATTACCTCCCTGTAATAATCTGCGCTCTAAATCCTCATAATCGTACTCGCGCTGATTAAAATTATTAAACTTGCTTCCGGCAGACTTCTTAGTGTCTGCTGTCCGCTTCGGTTTCTTGTAGTTTTCCGGCAAGAAATCATCGAACACGCATTTGCTGATAAAATTGTTTGGATGATAAATCTTGTCGATTTTCTGAATCTCGCAATATTCTGCGTAATTCTTTGCAGCCACAACCAACTGCTCCTCTGTGACCATCCCGGAAAGGATCATGTCACAATATGCTGTTTCCGCCATTGAGCGGCGAACCTTGTTAGGGTAAACATCCCAAAACTGCTCAAACGATTCCGCGGGGGATATAGGGGGTATAAATACCCTTTCCTTTCCTTTACTTTCCTTTTGTCCTAGCGAATCGTCATTTACTCCTAGTGAATCGTCATTTACTCCTGGTGAATCGTCATTTGCTCTGACCGATTCCTTAATTTTTTGTACAAAAATAACACCTTGATAATCCTCTTTTTTATTTTTATCAAGTAACCAGTATTCGTTATAAATCTGAGTGCCTTTTCGATTCTTGCTTTTCAAGACGATCAGATAACTTTTCTGGATGCCCCTACTGGTAAGCACTCCCCACCTATCGAACAGCCCTTTGTCAAAAAGACCAATCCGTAAGCAGTAGTCCACGGTCTCACGGACCGTACCGGCACCCATGCCCCCGCCCATCTTCCTCGCGGTCGTTGCACAGAGGTCATAGCACCATTCATAGAAGTATCCGTCGCCACCGAACGCCATCTGGCAGAGATAAAAATACACTCCGAATCCCGCCCAGCCCTGTGCGTCCAGCAACTTGTCTATTTTTGTATCGTTGGAGAAAATGTCGACGGACCATCCGGAGTAATCAATCCTCTTTTTAGGTCTCCCTGCCAACTTTCTACTCCTTCCACGCTTCCGGTAAATGCCTTCCACCCGACAGGCAGCACTCTGACGCACCCCCTCCTGCAAGCAGCCGACACACAGCTTTACGCTGCACCCGCACCAACATATCAGCCCGATTTCTCACACCGTATATGCAGCACTGAAAAGCACTTTAAAAAAATAATCTTGTTTTAAGCGGTCTCATTTTCGGATTCCAACTGAAAATGCTCCAGCGCCCGCTTGTGAATCCGATGAGTCTGTCTCGGTGACAAATGGAGCTTGTCCGCAATCTCTTCGATGGACATACCTCTTAAGTAATGCATCTTGAGCACGGTCTTCTCTCTCTCATCACCCATGTTTTCAATCTTACAATAAATCTCTCCGCACCTTGTTACAGTCCGTTTATAATCCTCTTCCCATTTATCCAGCAGCTTTTCTTCCTGATTGTCATTCGATGCACAGGAAGAGCCGCCGTAAAGCTGTGTCCTGCTGCTATGAGCATTCGCCCGGAAAGCTGTGATCTGTTTCTTAAGACTTTCTGATTCTGCCGAAAGCGTCATGTAAGAATCGAGATACGTTTTCTTTTTAAGCCTTAAACTGTCCTCCATACGCTTCCTTTTTTGTGTGATATATTATTAAGCAACGTTTCTTAAGGTGTTTCAACCATCTAAATCAAGCCTGCTTTCCTCTTCGCTTTAAGTTCTGCAAGTTCTTTGACGCTGAATCCGGAAGCCTCATACATTCCCAGCTTGTCGATCGCATCACCAAAAGCAGCTAAGGATGTCTTGGAGCCGTCTATCCGAAGAGTTCCATTGTCCATCAGCGGCAGTCGGTAAGTGCGACCGTCCGGGTTGATCCGCGTCATAATCTTGGATGTAACCAAGTCCGCAGTCGGCAAGCGATAACCCCCTTTCTGTCTGTAACCGTGGTCTGCGAAGCGTATGAGATATTATCAGTCGTGATGATCGTGTCCGTCTTATCACCATATACGATGTTTGCGGATGAATCCTTATCATTGACCTCAACTCCGATGCGCTCTGCTCCGACTTGCTGGGCGAACTCAATGAGTGCCCTTTGAATCTTTAAAAAATCAACTGTTTCTTTGCTCATTTCTGAGCTTATGATCTGCTCTGCCATTGCCATACCTTTCCTCCTAAATAAACTTTTTACTGCAACTGAAATTTAGCTGACACTTTCTTGTCGATATCTTCTAAATAACAGAGTATGTAAAGTAATTTTGCAAGGATCATTAATTCATCATCTTCAAAAAAACTTTCATCCAAAATCTGCACATTCCCATCCAATGTAGTGAGCGGTCCATCTACGGCTCTTACGATTTTAATATAATCCTCGTGAACGCCATTCTCATTTGTCTCTCCTTCATCAAATGCAATGATATTAACTGACCTGGATATTGCACTTCGCAACATCCCGAGTAAATCTTTATAAGTTGGCATCACTGTACCTCCTACCTGTTCTTCTCAAAATACATAGAAGTCAGGTCTTCCTCTCTCGCTGTGCTCCAGAAGTTTTGCCAGATTTCTTCTACACTCTCTTCCTCATCTGCTTCATTAAGGAACGAAGCCAGGTCCTTCCAGAAAATATCCTGATGATATTTACAGCCAAGCAGAAACTCCAGTGTTCTGATGCCGTAATCGAAATGAGCCAGCCACTCGACCTGCTCCACAATATGATCTGTCCGGTTTTCTAAAGCCTCCTCAACTGCATTAATGTTTTCCTCGGATACTCCGTTATTAATTAAACGGCTTGTAACCTCGTCCTGTAACTCTGTGATAAATCTCTTCATAATAAAATACTCCTTTCGTGTTTACCTACTCTACCATCCTTGCTTTTCCGATTTTCCCCATTTATAATATTGTTACAGGCATGGCTATGCCGAGTACACAATGAGGGGAGGTTCGTTATGACAAAAGAAACCTTTCAGGATGCTCTTGATGATGTTATTGAAAAATTTAATAATGATGCCGGTGTTGCAATTAATTATTGTCCTTCCGATGAAATTTCTACTCCATTAGCTCAAACTCATGAGGCAATGACAACTGCTTTAAAATCTATCCGGGACATCCTTGTTGCTGATAAGCAATTTTAACTATTTGGCAGTTTCTTCGGATTCTGCCAAATTAAGCTCTTCTAACATCTGCATCAGCAGCATTCTCCTTTTTAACTCTCGTTGATAATTTCTCCTGCACCTTTTTTGTAGCTTTCTCATGCGTTTTTCCATCTTTCTCAAATGAATACGCATTTTCAAGTGCTGCCGATCCAGTTTTCCCCGGAACGAAGATTGTAAATGATAAATGCACTTTAACCGATCATCGAACTCAGTCAATGAGCGATCTGTATTTAATCTGTATTCTCCGCTTTTTATCTCGTTTGTCAGAAAATCTCTTATCTCCATGTTCACACCTCCTTACGCTGTCTGCACTTTCATCTTCTCCACTCTGGTATCCTCGGCGTGAGAAATGTAACCGGCGATATAATACTTTTCGCTTTCCTTTAATGCAGGAAATTCGGTTGCGATTTTTTTTAACAACTCTTTTTTTCTGTCTTCCATAAAAACACCTCCTCGTGACAACTGTGCTTGTTTTTACTGTTATCTTTGATTACATTATACTTATCATAGCTAACCGTGTCAAGGGTTTTATGTTATCTTTGATAACTTTTTCTTGATTTTTTCGTTATCGAATGTTATTCTTATATTAAATCAAGGAGGTGACATATGTGACACAGGGCGAAAGAATTAAAAAGGTGCGAACTTCTCTCAATCTTACTCTTGAAAAATTTGGTGAAAGACTTGGTGTAACAAAAGTCGCTATTTCAAATATTGAAAAGGGAAATCGTAACCTTACAGAACAAATGACAAAATCCATTTGCAGAGAGTTCAAAGTTGATTATATTTGGTTAACCACCGGATCAGGCGAAATGTTTCAAGATTCAGACGATGCGTTTCTGGAGCAGATCGACCGGATCATGGCAGGCGAAAATGAATTGCACAAGACAATCTTGAAGGGTGCAGCCAGCTTAGACATTGAAGATTTAGAAGCAATAGACCGGATAATACAGAAATTTAAGAAAATTCGTGAAGAGAAACCGTGATGAAGCGGTTTCTTTTTTTGAAAAAATGTAAAAAATTCTTGACTATTGGTTACCAATGGTATATACTATATACAGATGAAGGAGGAATGGAATTGGAAATACAATATGAAAAATCAGCTGTTAAATATTTAAAAGCATTACAAAAGCCGCAACGTAACTTGATTTTGAATGCTATCGAAAAACTCACTCATAAGCCTGCTGAGGGAGATATAAAAAAGATGAGTGGTTATAAAGATGGTCGTTATCGACTAAGGGTTGGAAAATACCGTATCATTTATAAGTATCTTTCTGATAACGAACTTGAAATACTTTACATCATGGACATTGGAAGTCGAGGGGATATATATAAATAATCCCCTCCAAAGGAGGAAAAAAAATGACAAAGACGATTGAACAAACAGTATCTATGTTAGAAATGCTTCCGGCACAGGAGCAGAATTTTGCCCTTGAATTTGTAAAACGCCTTGTTCTCGCATGGGACCCGGATTATACTAAGCTCACACCATCAGAGCGTACAAAACTGGAAAAAGCAGAAAACGGTGAATATATTAATGCAAAGGATATTAACTGGGATGACTGAAAAAAGAAAAGCGAATATGATTATTGGAAAATGCGGCGGAAATTCAAGTAAGAATGCTTATAATTGCAAGGTTTCCATTCCTAAGCTATGGGCTGATCAAATTGGAATTTCTCCTGACAACAAATCCCTTTCTCTTGAATTTAACGGGGAATCAATTATTATAAAAAAAGCCTTGTAACATCATTAAAGGAGAGCCGATCAGCTCTCCTCTTTCAAATATAAAAACAATGCTAGTTTATAAAGCCGTCTCAGGCTTGAATCTTTATTAATATTTTTTATCAACTCATAAAGAGCTCTTTTGTACTCTTCCATAACTCCCCCTCCCTTCTTGGATGTCATTATAGAACATCAAGCCTGGATTTTCCATAGTTTCCCATAAGATTTCCCATATATGAAAAATTGCATGTAAAAAAATACTATTTTGTGATAAAATATTGAAATTTTTAACACATCCAGTTATACTTTGAGATAGAGATATCTTTCTCTGGGGAAATGAGTTATTCTTATTAATTCGTAAAATCCCCCCAAAAAATACAAATTCATATAAGAAAAGGAGAAATTTTATTATGAAAAAGAAAATTTTAATTCCTGTGATTATTATTTTTGTCTGCATCCTGCTCTTCGCTGGTCTGTCCGGTGGTGACAATGACACGAGCACAAAAGAAGCGTCTAAGACAGAAAACACAGAAAAAAGCAGTGACCCTAGTGAAATTGAGACGGTCAGTGTCGATGACCCTATGAACTGCCCTGCGTTTACTGCTGAAAAGAACTCCAGTGATATGGACTTACAGATTTATAAGACCGCCAAAGATTATAAAGATACTCTGACAGACGAGCAGGCTGCGGCAATCGTGAATGCGATCAAGGAAGAAAACCCTAAGTTTTACGATGGACCGGAGGAAATGGAAAAATTTCTTTGGTATGGCTATCTACTCCAGTGTAAATACGAGGATTCAGACCCTCGGGCAGAGCTTGGAACCGATCTGGTACAGGCAATTAAATATGTTTACAGAAATGTCGAGACCGTTCTGGACGACTCCACAAAAGAAAACTTAAAACAGATCAATGAAGATTTAGAAAAATGTGAATAACATTTACAGGGAAGAGCTTGACTCTTCCCTTATTTTTTATCATATTTTCCATATATGAAAAATTGTATCTATAAAAATACTGCTCCACGGCTTCCAGCTTTTAAAAACTACTTCCACTCTGACTCATACAGATCAGATATCTTCATATCCAGTGCTTTCGCTATCCTCTCTAGATACTCGATCGGCGTGTAATTCCGCCCGCACACCATCCTGTGTAGTGTCGCCTTGCTGATGCCGCTTCGGTTCTCAAGCTCCTGATATGTGATATCTTTCTCAATCATGACTTCTCCAAGCAGTATCTTCATATAGCACCTCTCATTCTTATTCTACTCTGTTTTTTTAAAAATCGGAACCGGAAATGATTTCCACTTTTTTTGAAATTTTTTTGATTTTCCTATTGACATACTATACTTCCGGGAGTATAATATAATCATAGAAAAGAGATAGGGAGGACAAAGAAATGACAATTAAAGGATGGTTTTTAGATAAGAATTTTACACAGAACGAAAGATACATTATCAACTTAGCAATGAACGGTGACGAGTTAGAGACCTTAAAAGAGACAGAAAAAGCAGTCCAGTTCAGAGCAGACAGCGATTTCGGAAGTTTAACATTCTGGTGCCCGAAATCCTGCATCTTAAAAGATGGCGAAGTAGACGAGCAGATGGTTAAAAAATATCAGAGAATGGAAGCCGGATTAAATTATAACGAGAAGCTGGTAGCTTTCGCGAAAGAAAACGGAATCAAGGGAATCCGCAGAGGAATGAAAACACAGACTTTAATGAGAAAGATCACAGAAGCCGGATTAAAAATCCCGGCAAGAGATTAAAAATATGCTATAATAACACAAGGAGGACATAAAAATGCAGGAATGGAAGTTAGAAATTGTGAAGGAACTGGACAAGAAATCCGAGGAATTAAGAGAGATCCGCTTTTATGATGTAGCCCGCGAGATGGGCTACAATCACATAAAAGTAAACGATGTGAAAGACATCGCGACACGCTTCTTAAAAGAGCATCCGACTTACAAGGCAGTAAGGTTTGTAAAGAACCCAAAAAAGGTCTCTTCTACCGAGAGCCTCTTTACTACACTGGTACTTACTGAATGTGAATACGAAACCGAGGAAGAGTTCCTTGAGGAGATCGGCTTTTCCGGGAACGCCGCTACAAAAGCCAAGAGAAAATATCGTGACAAGACATATGATCGGATGGAGTTATCCTTGCCGAAAGGCTTAAAGGATGAGATCGCTGACAGAGTAAAGGCAGGGAAAGCAAGCTCTAACACTGCTTATGTGTTAGAAGCGATCAGGGAGAAGATGGAACGTGAGCAGGGTTGATTTAACAGGCTTTGAGACCGGACGCTTAAAGGTCATAAAAGAAGCTGGAAAAGATAAAAACGGACAAACGCTGTGGGAATGTCAATGTTCCTGCGGCAACATCTGTTATAAGAAAACATCGAGGTTGACCGGACACTATGTGAAGTCCTGCGGATGCTTACAGAAAGAAGCTGCAAGGAAATCGATTAAAAAAGCAGCAGAATCAAGAAACTTTAAAGGCGGGAGCTGTCTGAATGCATATGATATTCCGAGTAAAAGAAATACACAGTCCGGTGTGAAAGGTGTCCAGTGGAGCGAAAAAGGAAGTAAATGGGTTGCCAAAATCCGCTATGCGGGAAAGAGTTATCATCTCGGTCTCTATTTAAAATTGGAGGATGCTGCTGCCGCCAGAGCCGCTGCAGAGAAATTCATCCGTGAGAACTTCGATGATCCGGAGAAAATTAAATACTTTTTAAAAAACGAAAGGCTGTGAAGATCACAGCCCTTTGTTTTTTATACATGTATTTTTAGATCATACCAAGCAGAGACTTCCACGTTTTCTTCCTTGCAGTGATCTCTCCGTCAGAGACACAGCCGTGATCACTCTGATAAGCCTTGACTGCTCTTTCCATGCCGCTGCCAAAGCAAGGTGTCTTGCCCTGATCGGCTTCGATGGCACCGGTGTAATAGCCGAGAGCCTTTAAGCGCCGTTCTAACGCTGTTACAACCGCATGATTACGGTTTTTAGACTTAGAAACCGTGACGGTGTTACTGATTGTCTCATTGCCCGCCTTTCCATCCACCTTAGAGCCTGTGCAGGCCTGCACATCACAGATAAACTGTGTCCGCTCATATCCGGTAGCAGCCACATGATTAATCTTCACTTCTGCTGACTTTCCTGCCGAACCTTTCCATGTACGCATGAAGTTCTCCGGGGTGCCGTACTGTGCTTTCAGCTTTGACGTGGTACTGCCCCACTGCGGCAGATACAGGTGCGGCTTGTCCTTAAAACTCTTCCAGTCACCGCCCCATGCTAACCCGATAGACTTTGCCAGATCTGCCACCTGTTTAAATAATCCGGTGGAGTCATTGAATGCATCGTCCGCTTTCTGTCCATCTCCATCGACATCCATGTCCAGATAAAAGTCAATGGCAACTCCCCACTGGTGCTGTGAAGAGTAAGAGCTTCCTTTGGCTTTTGTAACGATTTTTCCCGGTGCTGTTCTCCCTTTTGCATATAACGCATCCTGTTCCGCTTTAGTTCTTAAACATTCACTGTAATTAATGGAGATTCCGTGTGCTTTACAGATTTCTTTCAACTTTGCTGCTGCAACCTGTAAATCCGGGTGTAATGCTGTGATATCTCTCGCCATGTCTTAATCCTCCTTAATTTCCGGCAATCCGGCTACTGATGTTAAAATTGATGCTATTCCTGCCAGTGCTGCAGTTCCGGCGACTGTCATCCAGTCTACCTGTGACAGCGTTGCGGCGGCAGGCAGTAAGGCTACCGCTGTCTGCGCAACTGTTTTCGCTGCACGGATTCCGGCAGCTTTTAACCATTTCTTAGTTTTTTTACTCATCATTTTCGTCTGACCTCTCTTTCTCTGTTGTTTCCGGTTCTTCCGGCATATTAAGAACCTTCTCATATAGTGCTGTCGCTACGTCATTTCCACCTAAGTTATGATAAGCATCATATACTCGCTTAAGAGATTCTTTTGCGTAAATGGGGCAATGCTTCCTGTCCTGATGGTACTTATTGAAATTTGCTACAATATTTTCGCGTAAAAGGCTCTGTACTCCTTCCGCAATGGCATCACTCTTCGTTTTCTCTTCCATGAGACGTTTTCTTACGTCCCGGTAGAGACATCCGAGAATGAACGTTACAATTGTAAAAAGAAAATCTAATAAGTTGTTTTGTATATATGTCCAAACCACTGACTTGTCCTTTCCGGGAGAATACAGAACGGCTCCCTTTTTCTTTATTTTCTGATTCCATAAATCCTAAAAGGAACACAGCATGCGTTAGCAAGAGTAAATGCTCCTCCAGCCTCATAAGGTCGATAATAACACGGATCAAAACGGAGACAACGATCATAGTTATCACTGGAGCCGGTAGGCGGCACCGCTATGTCAACACATACTTTTCTTGCTGCCCAAAAAAGATTATATATTGTTTTTTCAATGTTGAGCACCGAAATAATATTTGATTTTGTATCAAAAACATTTGAAATGTGTGTAACAGTCCCCCCCGTTGATAAAATAATAAACGAATCATAATTTTTAGGAACAACGATTTCTTGACTGGCATTATAGGAATCCGTAGAATTAAAATTAGTTCCATTATTGCTCCAGATTAAATCTATTTTTCCGGTATTATTCATTTTATAAAGTGAATCTAGTGTTGTAGTAATACTAAACATTCGTTCTACTTTTTCAATTGAAATCCCATTTAAACAAACCCTGTAGAGTAAAAAATCATCTATTAAATCTCCGGCAAGAATATCTCCATTTACGTACTCTGGGTCTTTAGGTGACTCAGAAGGAGTTCCTTTTAGCACGATAACTTCTGCTGTCTCAATGTCGGTTTCAATTTCTCGTCTATATCTCATAACAATTAAGTCACGACGTTTTAACCCCTGTGAGCCATTTTCAATCTCACACTCTTCATAATTTTCATTACTAATGCGGATATGCCTGCCCTGATTTAACAAATCTCCACTTCTGATCTTTATAAGGTTATTACTTACAATTTCAGCTGAAAATGAATCTCCGGTACCTAAAACATACTTTCCTGCGCCGACAGTTCCGGCTAATAATGATCCGACATCTGCGGCTGTAACGTGTGCTGTACCGGCTCTTCCGGTTACTAAATGTGTCGCCATAAAATCACTCTCCAATCTCATATGAGACGGTATTTCCGTCCGATGTAATCTTTAAAATCTTTTTTGTGATCGGCTGTGCCGCCTGCACCCCCGTCACCTGCTCCCTTGAACCAATGACATCCCCGACATCGTATGATATCGAAGCATCCAGAGAAGTCGTGATCTTCTCATCGTTATAATAACTTTTTAATTTTTCAATCCCATTTTTTACGAGGTCTGCGAAGTGGTCTGTGTATTCTATGTAATAGCTGTTTGGTTTCCATGATGGAATAACTTCACCGGAACGCTCCTGATAAAAGGATCCTGCTTTAAATTCCGGTGCAACAGTCTCTTCCTTTCTTCGATAATAATATCCGCTCTTCCATTTCGGCGGATACTGCTTAGAAACCTTTGTGTAAAAGGTGTTTTTCTTCCACTTCGGAACTTTCTTCTCCAGCGCCTTATACTCAATGCCAACAGAAACCTTTTCCATGAAAATTAAAGCATGTTTATCGGTGATCTCATTCTGGACCTGACTATCTTTGACCACCCCTACTTTTATCCAGGTGCCGCTCTTATCTTTTTTATACTCATCATAAAAAAATTTATATACATTCACCTTCTTAAAATAATCGCTAAAAGTAACAGACCAGTCGGAAGGCTGCTGTGTCTGCAACCTGTAACGGTCTTTTGAAACTCCAGATACACCCTGATATTCGGAAGTAAGTCCATCCGAGAAATACACATAATAATTAGCGTAATTTTTATCCCAGTCAGCCGGTTTCTTTGACATTTTCACATAAGATTCCTGCACCAATCCGTCTACGTTTGTGTAACCGGAACCGTTCTTTTTGAAATACGATGCATACCGTTTACCCCAATCAGAGGGTTGTGACGCAAGAACTTCATATGTCTGCTCCACCGTTTTTGTCAGCTGCTCAAATTTATCGTCTTTCGCAATAAAAAAATTCGTATACACATTTTGCCAGTTCTGCGGCTTTGAAGTAAGAAGCACATAATTTACAGTGTTCTGCGCATTCCCGTAATCGTAAACCTCGACAACTTCTTCCTGCTCCTTTAATATCTGGTTCCGTTTATCTAAAATGTAATCCGCATCCTGATAAGGGTTATCATGAAAGCTGTAAGGCTGGATTCCTCCGTTTTCATCTGTAAAAAGATGAATCACATGTCTGTCTTTCAAATCTCCGCTACCAAGGCAGATCAGGTGGTTTACCGGATGATAGTTTTTTTCAATGGAAAAATCCAACTGACTTGCATCCCACTCTTCATCTACACTGTAATCATAAAGATTGCTTACTGATAGTAAAACAGTCTGGCTTTGACACTCGATTGTTAACTTCGCCATAAATTCATATAACATTTTACGGATTTCATCATAAGCACATGGATATCGACTGCACTGATAATGGATGATCTCAATTCCTGAATCCTCCTCTGACACGGAAAACACATCATTGAGTTTTAATCTTGTAATGATCTCCTTTAAGACACTGTTTGCTTCTCCAGATAAGATCAGATAATCCTCTCCTGCATTCGGTTCTAACACTTTTGAATTCAAGATGCCATGCCAGGTTCGTCCTTTATATGTCAGCGTACTGTCTTTCGTGTTCGGGTTCAAAGTGTCGATGATACCGCCATATTCTGTATTTTCAGCATAAATAACGCATCCGGGTTCCATACAATGTTCGGAAAGGCTGATCTTGAGGCTGAAATTATTTTCACTTTTCCCAAAAGCCTCATCCAACTCATAGTCTGATAAAACACCGATGTCCTTTCTGTTTTTATCTGTGTAAATCAAATCCATGACGGTTCACTCCTTTCCGAGAAAATCGTGAGGTCAAATCCAAAAAGACCGCTCCATGTTATCGTACAGTCTTTGGAAGGAATCTTTTGAAAGACATCGAACATACTGTCCCTTAAATGAAACTCATTGATCTTCTCGCCATTGCGTTTTACTTTGAAGATTTTTTTAGTTAGGGAGTCAATGACCAGATACTCTCCTGCTTCTAACACGGTGTTTACTTTGTAAGTATGTCTTCCAACACTTACCGCCGGATTTTCACAGGATCCGTATATCTTGAACTGGAAGTTAGAGGATAAAAACCCTGCATTCTTAACAAGTCCGCTATGTGATGTTCCGGCAAAATCATAAGGGTAGTCAAAGGGATGATCCAATCCTGTCTGGTTCTGCTCCAATTCTGTGATCTTGTGAAACACATACGTTTTTTCATTGATCCAAAACGGATAAGGCGATATCAGATTCACACTTTTTTCCACTGCATAAAAATTTTCGTCATACTCACTGTAATCTGCCGCATACAGATAGCAGCGAAGATAATAATCATTTATATATAACTTTCCTGCCGTATTCTGTTCGATATCGTATTCGCAGATACTAAGAAATCTCGCCATTGCTTCTGTATATTCCTCTTCGGAATCTGCAAACACAGATACTTTTGCGGATTTTTCAACAGTATTTTTATAAAATTTTTCTATTTTGGAACCATTTTTTTCTCCACCAGATGACTTGTAACTCCATTTGTGTGAAAACAGCTTTTCCGGTTCCTGGAGCACCAGCGGCCACTCATCAAGTCTTAGCCGCTGATTTTGACTGTTAACGTAAAAAATTTTCATAATTACCTCACATGAGAATCAATGACTCTGCCGATTTCCCGGTTATCCGCTACGATCGTAAGATTTCTCGCTTCCCCAGCTTTGACACAGCAGTCTGCAAGACGGTCATAATCGATCTGGGGAACTGCCGCTAAGAACTTCATCATACTGTTATCGATATAGTCTTCTAAAAGGGAAACCGGCAGCACTGCCTCCGGTCCTGCTTCGCCGCCTCCCTGAAACTTTCCTCCTGCAAATCCGAAAATGGTCGGCTTCGTCAATAAAGCACCCTTTGCGTGCCATGATACATCAAAATGTGGGAGTCCCGGAAAATCAAGGAACTGTGCTGCTTTCGCAAGAGTACCTTCCGTTTTCCACGACACGCTGATGCTTGGCATCTTTATCTTTGGCAGTTTCAGGTGGAAATCAAAAATCCCTGCGATCTTATCCCGGACACTCTTAAATTTATCGTGAAATTCTCCCAGCTTCTTTCCGGCTGTATCTTTCAGATCGCCGAGCCGTCCGCCTGTCAATTTATTTAAAACATTAAAGCCTGTTTTGTAATAGCCTTTTACGCCTGCCCACATCACGGCAACCGTTCCCTTAATGCCGCCACCATTCGATTTGAAAATATCAGAGATCTTCGACATTTTTTCTCCAACGGTCTGCTTCATCCCTGACATATGCTCGGATGCCGATTTTTTCAACGAACCGAATTTATCTCCAAGTCCTTTCAATCCGCCTTTTAGCGTATCTGCTGCTTTAGAGAAAAACTTTGTGATTCCATCCCACAATCCTGTCCAGAACTTTCGGAATCCCTCGCATTTCTTCCATAGTGTTACAAACGCCACGACCAGTCCTGCGATCAGTGCTACGATCAGCACGGCGGGGTTTAGGCTCATGACCGTATTCAATGCTCCAAAGGCTGACGATGCCTTTTTTAAAGTGGCAACCAGCCCCTGTGCTCCCATTGCAAGAGCAAGAACACCGATTGCTGTTCCAACACCAAGGATTAACGGACCGATTACATCAATATGCTTGATTGCGAATTTGATGATACGGTTTAATGGTGGCTCGATTTTTTCCGTGATCGGGACAAAAATCTCGTTATTTAATGACCTTCCAAGCTGCTGCAATGATGTCCCGACATTGTCATATGCATCTGTTTTGACCTGACTCATGGCATCATTTGTCATGTCAATGGCACCTTCTGTATTTAAGAGGGCGAGGCAGGCATCCTGTCCCATGTCCTCCCACATCGTTCCCATCAGACCGACACCAGTCTGGTATGCCAGTGTTTTATCATCACAGTTTTTGATCGCATCCGAAATCTGCCCCAAGGCTTCTTTGGCATCAGGACCGCCTTTTTGAAATTTTGCAACAACTTCATTGGCATTAAGCCCAAGTTTTTTCAGATAATCGTTTGCAGTGCCATCGGAAAGACGTATGCTAAACTCTTTATAAGCATCTCCCATCTTATCGATGCTCCATACACCTTCTCCGGCACCATTGGCGATCATATTAAACATGTCATTAGCACTTAAGCCGCCTTGTGCGAATTGCACGGAATATTCATTGATGACATCCAAAAGGTCGCCATTCTGGTTCAATCCTTCCCGTGCTCCCTGCATAATAAGATTAAATGCCTCTTCCTGTGAAATCTCAAACTGGTCTGTTAAAGAGTTAACGGCTCTCATGCTTTCTGCATAATCAAGATCATAGACATCAGCAAGAGTCATCACGTTTTCCGTGATGTTTTTCAAGTCCTTCTTATTGAGGTCGTCCGTCATCTGGACAACCGTTCCAAGTGCACCGGTACATTCCTCAATACTGTCGCCCCATGCATTCCCATAAACATCCTGCACGACATCCTTATATTGGCTCATGTCTTCCTTGGATGCTCCGGTCTTTGCCTGCAGTTTATCAAAGGCTTTTTCGGACTCGATCGTAAGCTCTTTGAATTTATCAACGGCTTGCTGGATCGCTTCGGAAGCCAGATTTGCAATGGCTCCCTTGGCAACGGTAAATCCCTCTGCACTGGACTGACCGCCCTTTCCTGCATCTTCCGCACTGTCCCTAAGGTTATCATATCCCTGCGCCACATCATCCGCGGCTTTCTGGGCATCACTAAGTTTCTGCTTATTCTCATTCAGTTCACCGGACAGCTTATTTATCTTTCCGGCTAACTCCTGTGCTGCGTCGCTGGTTTCGCCTTGCTCTAAGACAACATTGACATATTCCTTTTTCAGCTTGGAAATCTCGGATTCCTGCTGCCCGATCTCATTCGTCAGCTTTGAAAAATGGCTCTGCGATTCCTGCTCGGCTTTTTTCTGCTTATCAATGGCATCCGTACAGTCCTGGATCGACCGCTTGATGTTTTCCTGTGAAGCTGCCGCATTATTTAATTTTGACTGTAATCTTAAGACTTCCTCTGAATTTTCTCCATAGATCCGCTTTGCGGCTTCTAATTTATCACTTAAATTCTTTGTCTTATTCTCACTCTCGGCAAGCACCTGTTTTAACATCTCATGCTTTGCCTCAAGACCTTCAATGCTGACACCGGAAGTCTTCATCTGCTCTGAATTCAGCTTTAACTCGCTTCTAAGAGCAGCCATTTTTGTTTCGGATTCCTTGATATTCTGATTAAATTCCGTTGTTTCCGCCGTAAATTTAACCCTTGCTTCATTCTTTGCCGCCATTTCAACCCTCGCTTTCACGAACCGATGACAGCCATCTGTCATACACAGCTTTGTTTTCTGCTACGTTTTTTACAAATGCGATGTCGGCATACCAGAAGATTTCCTCTGAAATTTCAAGAATCTCCACATAATATGTGTAATAATCCTCTACATCTTCAAGCGGGAATCTCGGTACGCGTATACGTTTCTTTAATCGTTTGGTTTTGTCTCGGAAGGCTTTTCGGAAGCCTTGTTTTTTTTTGGATTAACGAGCATATTGTAAATGTCAGCGATATACTCACGGTCAACCGGCATGTTCATAAGAAACTCTTCCCTTGTCATACAGGTATCAATCTCTTTTACATTTGCGCACAAATACGCAGTGTACAGAACATCCGCCATGTCAAGCTCTTCTTTAAATCCATCCGCATTGATCTTGTTATATCGATCATAAACGGCTTTTTTGTTTGCATTTTTTAACATGTAAAGGCGATAAAACTGTAAGGTCAGCTTAACGGTTGTTCCGTCCTCCAACTCAAAATCTACATATGTATTTTTCTCTGCCATGATTAAATCACTTCCCCTCTAAGACCTCTAACAGTTCTTCCTTTTTCATTTTGTTGCAGCCGGGAATCCCAAGCTCTTTCGCCTGCTCCCGTAACTCTTTCAATGTCGGCTCCGGCAACTCCTCAAGGAAGTTGCCAGCCAACTGGATCTCGTCAAAACGTTCTTTTCTCATGTCCGGGATAATGGTGCCTGCCGGAACAATCTGCATGGTTTCTTTGTCCCTGTATTTATTAATGACTTTGACTTTCATAAAAACCTCCTATGTGATGCTCACTCTGACCAGTTCGGGTTTAAAATTCTCTAACCATGCTGTTTTGATGGTTTCGTCCAAACCGGACTCTATTGCTTCGTACATGCCAATGCCATGTTCATCCGGCATTACAGAAAGCGTCATATCGATCTCGGCGACATCTTCTCCGCCATTTTCTACCTTTCTGGTAATTCCTTCTTTTACGGTGCAGTTCGGATACGCTTTGAACTTCACAGCACCATCCTCGTCCGTAACCTTTTCCGTTACAGAAAAAACCGGATGCATAGAATCCTGTCCATATGCGTAAACACCGTCTTTTAATTCCTCGTCCTTCATACCGTAAATTTCAAGGTACTTCTGATAATTCATGTGAAGGCTTAATTTCAGTTCGCCTGTTCCGGTACCGCATGTCCGGGTCTTGGACTCAATCCCTTTGTACTTTTTCTTGATCGTCTTTGCATCCAGCGTCTCTTCACAGGAGCCGACTGCTCCACAGATCGAATGCTTTTCTTCCCCCGGAAATTTAATTGCAAAATCTTCGACTGCAAATTCTGAAAATTCCTGAAATGTTGAATTCATAATATATCCTCCTCTATTCTTCAAAATCTAAGCAACCAAGTATGCCGTTCACAAGTTCATTCTGTACACGCTCCAAGCCACTCTCAAAAAATCTCTGATTACCGGCATGACGGAGTGTGTTACTTCCATCATCCGGGAAGTACAGATAATGAAACTTCTGTTTTGTGCTGACTGTAACATACAGGTTTGATCCTGTATCTTTATCTCTTAATGCATTGGAAAATTTCGCATGTCTCTTTGTATTCCGGCCAGACACCGGGATAGCATTTTGTATTGATTGCGAGATACGATCATAGCCTGCACCGTGAAGATACTCGGTTATTTTTCTTTCAGCATTTTGTGGGTAAACACGAATTTTGTCCTGTAAACGGTCAAACTCTTCCATGTTCAACCCAAACTCCTGCATCGCCATTTACATCACCTCGTATCCCTTGATCGTTTCAGCAAATGTGAGCACTGCCATTTCCACTACATTTTTTGTTTTCGGATTCACGGCATAATCATAAACGATATCTTCTTTTGCAAGGTTTAACCGCGGTATCTCCTTCATGGCTTTAATAAGTGCAAGCTCATCGCCCTCCGGGACACAGTCCTCGTGTACCAGTACGATCCGATACTTGCGATTGAAATCATTTTGACTTTTATCAGACCTCTTCAATCTGTCTCTGCTGAAAACAATGTAGTTCCATGCATTTGGCGGATTCTTTATCATCCCGTAAGAGGCTGTCTCATAGTCCATTTCCGCAATAAAACTGTTGATTTTTTCACTGATCTTATCAAGCAATATCTCCTGCCTCCTCAAGATAAAAGTACATGACACGATTCTTTTTATCAGTATCTGTCTTGATGATGCTGTAAAAAGAGCCGTTGATCTTCACAATATCGTCATTTGTGATTCCTTCATAGATCAAGGTTCTGGTCTTTAAGTTCAAAGAACGCTCACGGGCTTCTGCAAACTCATAATCCTGTTCACGCTGCCCTTCTTCGGAATACGCTAATGCTACGATAAGCTCAAGCTCTTCCTCCGTCTTATTGGCAGATGGATTTTTAAAGTTAGTCACTTTCTCCTTCTTGTGATAAACTTCCATATATCCATCATTCAGTCCCCTGGTCTTGTCCTTCATGTCCCTTCACCTCATAAAATGCTCTTGCCATAAGTATCATTTCCCGGTAGGCATCATCAAACTCATTTTCACAGTCATTCCATGCGTAAACACAGTAATTTATAAACAGTGTTCTTCCTATTCCGCTTTCCGGGGCAGAGTAGTCTATCTCTGCCCCCAGCTTATGATTCATGACAGCTTCTGCATCAGACACAATATCTGACAGCTTCCGGTCTGTTTTCTCGTCATTCCATGTGATATTGAGTTTTTGTTTTAATTTTTCTACCAGAATTTTCTTAGATTCTTCTGTCATACTTTCAAAGCTCCACTATACTGTCTTGGTATCATCCCCTGCATCAGAAGTTCCTTTGTCTGAAGCACCTGTATCTGAAGCTGCTCCCTGTGTCTCTGTCTTTGCATTTCTGACCGTGATATAAGCAGAATCTAACTCGGAGATGTCCAATAAAACGGACACCGTGTTATCGTATGCTCTACCGTTTGCAAATAATTTAATCAGATACACCCTGTTATCTTCTAAAAACTGCACGGAATCATCATATGTAAGAGAACCTTCTTTTGGTGATCCAAGTCCCATAAAGTATTCTTCCGGCACAAAGAGAATTGCTTTTCCTTCCGCAATTTCTGCTGATGGGTAGACCTTTGTCGGGAACGGGAATACATTGTGTTCGTAGGTTCCCATCGTGTTCATTACGGTTGTTGCCGGCATGATCTTCTTGAAATAATCGACCGGGTTGCACACCAATCCGACTTCCGTGAACTTTCTGTAATGTCCGTTTTCTGTTTTAGCTACAGACGCAAGGATTTTTCCGTATTCCGCCGGCAAGAAGCTCTCAATCTTAACGGCTGTTTTCTGTGGATATTTTCCATCAACAACTGCTGCATCTTTTGAAATGTTTCGATCTAAACCAATCGGCATATTCTTTCCGGTTCCGGAAACGATCGCGTTTTCTAATCCACAAGCCAATGCTTCAATCAGAATAGTGCGGATATAATTGTCAAGGAATACCGGGCCAAGCTCTAACATGTCTTTTGGAAGTGTCGCATAGCAGGTCAGTTTGCACTGCGTAAGCTCTAAAATCTTAAAGGAAGATGAGATTTCTTTTGTGATTTCAGCAGTAATCTGTCCCCAAACTGCCGTCTGCACGGTGTGATCGTTCATGATCCATTTTGTTAAATAGCTTACATTCGTAAATGTGATCGCATCTAAAAGCGGATGGTCATTGACAAGGTTTTTATATACATCTTCAATGATGGTTTCCGGCATTCCGCCATTGAGTAACTCTGTGAATGCCTGCTTAGGATCAGGGGATTTTGCACTATCAATCCATTCCTGATAAAATTTATTTTCTTTTGCTGTTAACATACGGAATCCGCGGTCTGCAAGGACTTTCTGATCTCCGCTTGCCATTTCAAAATCCTGTCTTAAGGTGTCTGTCACGGCATCATAGAACTGCTCCCACGCATCATTCAACTTTTTATCGTTTCCTGATTTGATCGCCGCCTGCATCGCTACTGCTGCCTGTTTTACTACCGGATTGTTTAATGGTCTCATATCTTTTCCTCCTGTTTTAACTGTAAAATCTGTCAAAAAACTGTATGCATTTTGCTTTATTCTGCACATTTTTTTTGCGTCTTTTGCTCACATCTGTCATCTGATGAGTACTTTTTAAGAGTGATTCTCGCATATCAAAATACTGTTTTATGTTTTTTAAGACATATTCCTGTGGTGAATCACCGTCCGGATCATCGTCCGGATCATCGTCTGAATCACCGTCCGGATCATCGTCTGAATCGTCTTCTGAATCGTCATCCATATCATCGTCTGTACTCTCTTCCGGGTCATTCTCCGGGTCATTCTCCGGATTATCCTCTGGGTCATCGTCCGGGTTATCCTCCGGATCATCGTCTGGATCATCTTCTGGATCATCTTCTGATAATTTCTCGCTGATCTCATCAATGAATCCCATACTAAGACATTCCTCCGGTGTAAGGATTCGTTCTTCTTCCATTAATGCGATCAATTCTTCCTCGCTCATTCCTGAACGTTCCATGTAGACTTTTCGGTTTGCTTTCATCCAGTTATCGAGGTCGTCCGCTGCACTTCTAAGCATCCGTGCATTTCCTGCGACTTCAACCCACATTTCATGTACCAGCATGGATGTGCCAAGTCCCATGATCCGCTTATCACAAGCCTGCAGAATAAGGCTTGCTACGCTGTATGCGATTCCATCCACATATCCGGTCTTTTGTGCCGGATGCCGTTTCAACTGGTTATAAATCGCGACACCCTCTGAAACACTTCCACCATTTGAATTAATGTACAATTCAATTTCAGCATTATCCGGTATCTGCGATAACTGGTCTGCAAAATACTGTGCACTGGTCTTACTGTTCACGGCTTCCCATGTTGACCAGTCAAAGGTTCCTTCCTTTGTGACCGTGTCATAGATAAACAGCTTAAAGATATTTTTTTCCATGTGCGGTTCAAACCGCATCATCATCTTCGCTCTGTTCACCCTTTTCACCTCCCTGTAGATTTTGTTTGTCAATAAATTCATAGTTCTTGGTGAGAAGATGGCGGGAACTCCATTCTTCGTTCAATCTATCTAATCCGGCTTTCTCCCTTACTTCATCAATGCAAGCGAAAGAGCTGGAGATTAGCTTGTCAATTTTATCTGCCATATCGAAAATATCCACATGGTTTACGGTTGATGTGTCAACCTTGTAATAGTTGCCTTCCAACCATTCTTCCATCCCATATTGTCCGGTAAGGACTTTCCCGATCATGTCTGCATAAGGATCAACTCCGAATGTCAGAAATGATTTTACAATGTCATTCATGTTTGTGATATTTCCAAGCATCAGCGACTGTGGAATCTTAAAGGCTTCTCCGACAACTTTAAAGGTCTGCTCTATCAGCTTTGTCAGATCATCCGCACTTTTCTGTGAACCTTCACTTTTCATTTTCACAAGCTCTTTTCCGTCATATTCGACATAAATTCTTGCTTTTCCATTCACATAATCCGTTAGTGGCTGTTTTAAGATATCTTCCCATTCTTTTCGGAACTTCTCATCTCCTGCCTGCAATCCATGAACTTTCAACACATACTTTGTATCATTCGTATCCTGATAAGACCTCATGGCTGTGCTGATGATCTTTCCGTAATCGTTGTGCATCCCGTTAATGAGTTTGCGTGCCTGGATATTTTCCAGTTTGAACAAAAACACCTGTGAAGCCGTAAACTTTCTGTTTAATGTTAGGTCATCAACCACGATCCCGGAATATACATTGCCAAGAAACGGTCGCTTTTCTGCTAATGTGAAATCGTCTGCACAAAACAGCTCTCTGCCGGATATGAAGCACAAGACTCCATCCTCTGACCGTAACAACTTCTCCACAACTTTGTGCCAGAACTGACTCGCTGACTCATTCTTATTTGGCTTGATATTTAAGGAGTAATAATCTTCGTCCTGTACGGATTTTCCTGACTTATAAACCTTAATCTCGCTTTGTGAAATTGCATTAGCGATCAGCGATGTCGCTGTGTAGATTGCAAGCTCTTTCACATAAATTTCTGTCGGGATGTCTATCTGAATCACATCAGGACCCTGCCTGCCTGTGATCGTTTTTGGAAAAATTTCTTTTAATCTGTCAATAATTCCCATGGTTTTCTCCTATAAGACCAGTGGTGTCTTGTCTGTTAACGGAACATACTCTTTAATCTCGCCCTCCCCGATCATGGATGCAACCAGTGCCATAAATGGATCATTCTTGCGGCTCTTCGCTTCAATCTTCGCATACACAAATGATCCTCGATCAATTCCTGCCTTTTTCCCGTAAGGTACCAGCTTTGTGTTATTGACTGACCAGCGGAGCACCGGATTATCGCCCCAGCAAAAATACTGATTTGCAAAACAGTGATCGATGACCGGTACGATTCTAAGAATATCCATCTGTGAGATCAGGCGGAGATTCCCGGCTTCTGTACGAAACCCTATCTTCGCCAGTGCATCGGATAATAGCGTGAATCTAAAATTGTCAAGCAGCACCATTTTTATGTTATACTGCTTCCCCATCTCAAAAATATAATCTGTGATAATGGACGGATGGATTTCTACATCGTCTATATATGTGATTCTTCCTTCCTTCACCCACTGCTGCCAAGGTGCCTTGATTCTTGGAAGGTCTTTGGAATGAGAGCAAATCCATGAGTGGTTTATATCAAACCTCTCCTCTCCCTTTTTGAAATGGAGATTTACAGATGCGAAATCAGTGACTTTCATGTAATCGATTCCGCAAGTGCACTGCCAGCCTTTCATATCCGGCAGTTCTGTGTTGGTTGCCTTAATATTTTCCCATTCAGTAACTGCGGTTTCTTTTGCCTGCTCCGGGAGATTCATTCTCTTTGACATAAAAGCCGGAAGCCTTCCGGGATTCTCTAACCATTCTCTGTACTCTCTTCTGGTCTCCATTAACAGATCCGGCAGATATGGCAATGACGGGTTCGCCATGCTCCAGTTTTCTTCCTTATGCACATCTTCTTTTTTGTTCAGGCGGCAGATGAACGGTAGCAGGCCATTATCCTCTGCTCCTTCTCTTAGAATCTCATCTGAATTTTTCAAAATATCATCTAACGGACCTCCTCGGACATCACCATTGGTTGTATAATAAGCCCTCCTTGGATGTTTCTTCTTTCCAAGTCCGGTCGTAAACACATTGATGTTATCGTAATTTTGATAAGCATGGATCTCGTTAAAAATAACAATCCCTGACCTCAAGCCGTCTTTTCCCTTCGGACTGTTTGTCCGTCCCTTGATGACTGATTTTGTTCTGGTACAGATAACCCGTTCTTTTGTCCAGTAAAAGAACCTCTGTAACTTTTTTGTGTTCTTTGGATTTTCAAGCCAGTCCGTTAAATCTCTGACCGGTCTGATTGCCTGCTCTTCGTTGTTTGCGCAGATGTCAACATCATATTGCGGGATTCCGTTATACGGTGAGGAAAGTGTCATGCTTTCAAACGCGATCGTTCCGTCTTTTCCGGCACCACGAGCGATCATACAAAACAGGTCAGGCCATCGCGGCATATTGTTTTCTCGCCAGTATGTACAGTTATGCAAAGCGAACACAAATTTTTGCCACTCAAATAATCTGAACGGCAAGTATCTCTCCATCCGCATATAATTCTCAAGCTGTTTTTCATCCACAAAAATATCTTCTGTTTCAAAACACTTTTTCACATATGCGACAAGCAGATGCTGATCCTCACAGCATTGATAAATATTTTTTTCAACAATGTCCATCCAACCCTGAATTTCTTTTGGAAACTCTTTAGAGTACATCGTCCATGTCTCCTTCTGCATCAGACGGTGACAAATGAAGTTCTGTGAGCAGCTTTAGCATCTGGGCATTGACCTTAATGATCTGGTCAACCGATTCGTTTTTCTTATAACCGGACTGACCGCCGCCATTATCGTATTTTACACGCACACCGCGTTCATGGATGTCCTCCACCAAAAGCTGTTTTGTGATCCACAAGTTCATGTAATCTTCCACAAGGTCAATCGTGTATTTTGATGAATTGCCGGAATGTTCAAGCTGATCGTTCAGATCTTCCCTGATGTCCTTATAACGGACGGACCTTTTGATGGACCCCACCCTCTTTTCACTCTCCGTCTGTTCTTTTGCTGCCATATTACCGCCTCCTTGTTACACGCATGTAAAAAATTTCTTTTGTCGTGACCATCCCCCCGTTGCTAATCCCCTCCTTCACAGGGGGGTATAGGGGGTGCGGGGGTGCTACCAACGCTCTTCGTTAAAAAATTTATCTGGATTTCGATTGTTTTTGTTTTTCTCTGGGTGCAATCGGTTATGACACGCCTTGCACACAGGTATCAGATTGTCGTATCGTTTTCCCTTGTAGAAATAATAGCGGCTCAATGCAAGCTCTGGATGCTTCCTCACAAACTGAACGTGATGGACTGTGCTGATTAACACCTTTGTCCCATCCGGCTTGACATCGTATCTTGTGATACGACCTCTCTTTTTACACTCGGCACACTCATAATTATTTTCTTTTAGGATTCTTTCACGGAGTGTTATCCACTCTTTCGTTTTATAAAATCTCCACAACTCATTGTCGCGGATTAATTTCTCTATGAATGCTTTTACGTCTTTCATTCTCTCTTTTCTTAAAAGGAGTGCATCCGCACTAAGTTTCATGCGGATGCTTATGAAGTTAAAAAAGGTATATGGGTTTTGTATCGGCACTATGCCAGAACAAAAGAGCGGGAGCACTACCAGCTCTTTCGCGTAAATATTATCACTATATATTAGTGACATTCAATGACATCTTTGTGGTTTAGATATGAGATATACATATCTTTAAATTCTGTTCAACTACTTTTTATTTTCGCACTTAATGGAAGAAACTCCTTTTTCTTATCAGCAGTTATACATTGAGTTTCAATATGTTAAACTGTACTTCTAAAAAAAACTATCTTCGCTTGAAAGATATTTTTTTAATCGCTGCATCCTGCATATCCTGTGAGATTCCGATATAACGAAACGTTACCTCAATGGATGAATGGTTAAAGATTTTCTGCAAGGTCACAATATCATGTGTCTGCTGATAAAAATGATATCCAAATGTTTTTCTCAAGGTGTGAGTTCCAACGTGATCTACCCCAAACTTCTGACCGGCTTCATTCAGTATCTGATAAGCTCTGACTCTCTGCACATGATCTGACCCCTGTCTGGATGGAAACAGCCACTCATAGTCTGCCTTTCCTCTGATGTATCGGTTCAGTTCCGGGCGAAGCTCTTCATTAATCGGAAATCGTTTCTCTTTCTTTGTTTTCTTCTCCCTGATATAAATATGCGTTTTATCACGGACATCTCTGACCTTTAATTTTAAAATATCACTGATCCGGATGCCGACATAGATCCCGAAGAGAAACATCATCCTGTTACGCTCACTTGTCTCTCCGAGATAATCCGCTATATCCCAGACGGTGTCGATATCTCGGATCGGTTCCACGGTGTTCAT